AAAATTGAAAAACGTGGGGACGGTAAACGTAGGGCAATGCCTGCCGTGTTTGTGACTATTCAACAAGCACCAGTTGCAACGCAACATACGGATGATTATCAAAACTTGGTGTTAATTTGGGCGCACAACCCGTTTGGGTCCAATTTGGGGGCAGCGTGACCGATTACTCACCACACCCAGCCATAGAATACATTTGGGATAACGCCCCTGCCTACGCTAAAGCCAAAGGTGAATTGGCACAGCTAGAGGCGTTTAAATCAAGCCTAAAGGCTATTCTGATGAAAAAGTCAGGTGAATCTACAGTCACGGCTCAGGAACGGGAAGCCTATGCTCACCCAGATTATCAGAACCATTGCCATGCAATCGGTCAGGCCACCGAGAAAGTCGAATTGTTAAAGTGGCGGCTAACGAGCGCACAACTAAGGTTTGATGCCTGGCGTTCAGAACAGGCTAATAACCGCAACATGGATAAATTGACCAAATGACAGCAAATAACACCCAAACTGGCGGCTCTCATTACCAGGTCAAAATACAACCTTGGGACTACATTATTGAAAATAACTTAGGTTATTTAGAAGGCAATATCATAAAATATATAACGAGGTACAAAGCAAAGGGTGGAGTTGAAGATTTAAAGAAAGCGCAACATTACTTAAGTAAACTAATCGAAGTTAACTCAAAGGACTGACATGGCTATTACCTTTTATTCTGAGCAAGTAGATGGTACTGAAGTGCTGATTACAACCGAGCATGAAGGATTAACTGAAATCTTTGAAGTATTTAAAAACTTTCTTAAAGCTAACGGTTACAATCCTGACGTTTATGACTTTTCAAACGAGCCGCTAGACTTTGATGAGTAGTTGGTTAATAGTGCTGACAGGTTCTATATACGCCTATATCAGCGTTGAACAACTATTTAAGGGTAATGTACCCATGTCGGTTACTTACGCAGGATACGCCCTTGGTAATGTCGGCTTGTATTGGATGGCAAAGTGATCTATTTGTTAACGGCTTTTGTGTTGTGCCACCTTGAAGCAGCTTGGGGCTGGTGGGTAGCCTTTGCTTTATGCTTCATTATTGATGCGTTAAGGCGTTTATGAATGACTATTCTGAATGTTTGATTAAAATCAACGCAGGTTTAAAACAATACCAAAAGGCTATTTTGGGCAACAATATGTTTGAAGCCTTCAAAACTGCTGAAGATTTAAAACATTTGTGTCAATGGCTTGAAGGTTGGACTTACCAAAAGGTCAAAAGTGGTAACTAAAGCCGAAAAGAAACATTACGACAAACTTGCCCAAATTGGCTGCGTTCTTTGTAAACATTTGGGTTATGGCGAAACTCCTGCCCACATTCACCACATACGCAGGTTAGGCATGAAACGCAGCAATGCAAACGTTATACCGCTATGCCCTGAACACCACACAGGCAAGACTGGCGTACACGGGTTGGGTAGAAAAGCGTTTGAATCAACCTATGGGTTAACAGAAGATTACCTTTTATTAACTTATTGCTCATAGCTCAAGCGGATCGAACCCTAATTCATTAGCAATTTGCGCTGCGTAACGTCTAAACGTGTCATCGTGTTTATCCCATTTTGACGTATTCCAACGCTTGCAATGAATCATTTCATGAGCAAGAGTGCGAATAACTGTGGATAAATGCCCATTTTTAGCTTTAGAGATGGTAATTATGTGGCGTTCTGTCAGGTCGCAATAAAAATAAGTACCCATAGCGTCAAGTTCATTGGTAACCTTAAACTCAATCAGTGATATTTCCGGTAGATGCCAACCAGAAAATGGCTTGAGCGTTTTAAGCATTGAATAGATTGACTCAAGCATTTTGGAAGTCAGTTTCATGCTAAACCTTCACGATTTTGCCACGGAACACTACTTCATCTTCGCCAAACACTTGAACCAGTTCGGGCATTAACAACTTGCCCCGATCCCAAGTAAGTACGGCGAACCCTGAACGCCAATCTTTAGGATTGTCTTCGGTATAGTCAGCAAACTGCATATTGTTGGGTTCTGCAAGCGTTCCAGTTTGAACGCCATATCGAGTGCCGTTGTAGTCGGTAATGGGTTGAACGGCGAGTACATGGGTATGGCCCGTAACTATAGACGTACCGCTATGCAAAGTCGCGTTATAACCCGCAAATTTGCCATTTTTAAACTTATGCTTGATGCAAACGTCCTCATTTACCCAATATGACCAACAGGGTGACCAACGAGGGAAATGATCTTTTAATGTAAAACCCTGAACTCCCTCATAAGCAGCGGCTTGGTTTGCCAACATGGTTTCAAAACGTGCATCATGGTTGCCTAAAGTCCAAATTAACGGGCATTTTGTAATTTCTTCGATTTTGCCCAAATAGAACTTGCAAGCCTCTAATTCATCTTTAACCGTGGGTTTGGAATCCCATCCAATCCGCGGATAGCGGGAAATAGCACCACCGTCAAATGCGTCCCCGTTATTTACAATTACGGTTGGGCGTAGTAATTTAATAAAATGAATTAACGCTTTGAAGGCTGTGGTGGTGTCGTCAGGCCAAAAGTGAGCGTCTGAAAATACAATTACTATGCCTTTTTCAATGTCAATGCCACGACGAATGTTGCCTGGCGTGTCGTGAATCTTTTTAACAAAAGCATTTTGTTGCGAATTATGGGTAATTAATCGAATGTTATGTTTAAATTCAATGGATCGCCTACGAGCGTAAACATTTCTTAAAGCAATATTTAATCTTTGTGCAACTAACCCTGGGCTGCCTAGCTCGTTCCAAACTTTAATAAATTCATCATCGGTATACACAAGTGACATAAAATTACCCCATGAGAGCAAAACGAGTCGATATAAATCAAAAAGATATAATCCACGCCCTAAGAACTTTCGGTGCAATTGTTGTGGATTTATCGGGAGTAGGCAAGGGTTGCCCAGATTTATTAGTTGGCTTTAAGGGTAAGACCTATCTTATTGAAGTTAAAAAAGATAGTAAAGCGAAATTTACCGCACCACAGTTACAGTTCAATGAAAACTGGTGCGGCGGTGTCATTGCTCGCATTGAAACGGTTATTGAGGCTATTGACCTGTTAAACGGTTGATTTATAATAGATAAAACTGAGGTAATTATGGATTATCCTGCCGTATTTGTCGCAACTTTGTTCCATAGTGGGACAAATGCTCATTTTATGCACTTGCAGACAGACTCTTATGCCAAACACAAAGCGTTGCAAAAATACTATGAAGGCATTATTGATCTGACTGACAGTTGGGCAGAGGCGTATCAAGGCTGCTACGACATTATTAAGACTTACCCAAGGGAATTTCACCTAGCGACTGATCCAGTTAAGTACATTTCCGGCATCAAGAAATTCATCAAAGACATTCGCACCGAATTACCCGACGAGTCTGAGTTACAGAATATTGTCGACGAAATTGCTGACCTAGTGGATGGCACGTTGTATAAGTTAAAGGCGTTTAAATAATGGCTGACCCGAAACAAATTGCTGACGCATTGGCTCAAGACCAGTTGCTTGCTCAATTTAATCGGAATGAGGGTCAAGCGCAACCGTGGTATATGAAACCAATGGACATGGAAGGTCGAGCAACATTCTTGCCGTTTAAGGATACGTTGCCAGGCTCGGTGATGAATCAACGTGAATTAGCGTTACCAGGGCTATTAGCGGGGGCGGTCAACGCATTTACAGCACCTAGTCGGGTATCCACGCAAGGGTTTGACGCACCGGAAGAAGCATTAAATCTAGCCACAAACGTTTTTGGTGGTGGCATTACAACTGGCAAAATGATGCGAAACCCAACGGGCGTAGGCGGAACTGATTTGGCATTAAATGTTTACCACGGCACTCCAAATGAAATTCAAGGTAAATTTGATTTGTCAAAAATTGGAAGTGGGGAAGGAAATCAAGCATATGGACATGGGATTTATTTTGCTGAAAATCCAGCAGTTGCAAAAATGTATCAAGATCAACTTGCTTACAAGGCGTTTGATTTAAAACCTGAAGCACGAGCAATGGGTATTGAATTGTCAGCAGGCGCAAGAGGTGAATTTTACAGGCAAGCTAGAGCAAATAAAGATCCAAATGTTGCTGCAGGATGGTTGCAAGCAGCAAAAATTGATACACGAGAAATACCGAAAGAAAAATTATCTGAGTTATTTTCCAAATATTATGAAAGAGGACAAGGTAATTTATATAAGGCAGATATACCAGATCAGCAAATACCAATGATGATTAATTGGGATAAACCCATTAATGAACAAACGCCAGAAGTTATGGCTGCGCTGAAAGGTATTGATAAATTATTGCCAGAAATCCCTAATTTTAATATGGGCAAATGGATGGAAGCAGGGCCTTTAGCTTCAACTTGGCACAATGCAATAGCTAAAGATTTAAAATTACCACCAGAAGAAATAGCCAAATTATTACAAAGCAAAGGTATAACTGGGATTAAATATTTAGATGAATTAAGCAGAACGTCAGGCAAAGGTACAAGTAACTTTGTAGTGTTTAAACCTGAAACCGTTAATATTCTTGAACGTAATGGCGTACCCACAAGAAAAGAACTATTACAACAAGAGTTTAATAAGCTCGGTAAGTAAGCTAAACTTAAACTATCTAAATCTAAGACAATTGAGAAAGATATGCAGCAAGCTAAAGTAGCCAAAACTAGAACAAGGGTAGGTGGTCGAGCCGTAGGTACGCCTAATAAGTCCACAGCGAAGGCTAGAGAAGCGATTGCAGCGTTCGTTGATGGTAATGCTCACCAGTTGCAATCGTGGCTTGAGCAGATTGCTATGGATGACAGGTACGGGCCAAAGACAGCGTTCGATTGCTTTATGGCGGTCGCTGAATACCACGTTCCCAAGTTGGCTAGGCAAGAACACGTTGGTGCTGACAATGGCCCAATTGAAATGGTGGTCAAGTGGCAAGACGGGAAGTAACCCTACCGTACTCGCCTAGATCAGCGTTCAAACCATTTCACGACAGATCAGAGCGTTGGGCGTGTCTTGTTGCCCATCGA